ATTGACCATTCAACCAATTCTTGACGTGTGAAATAAATAGTATTTCTATCCTCTTCTTCTCCTTGACCATATCGATATTCGTGTGGAATCGCTCCAACACTTGCCATCTTTAAAATACCATCTTGCATTTTATTGAATACTTTGTCAGCTAAAGGATTGTTTCCTTCACGTTCAAATGTTACTTCACCAATCAACGCATCACCATCCCTGAACACTCGTGATGTTCCAATGATAGTATCAGGATTGTCACCACTAACTACATGATTATATCCAACAATAGGATTCCTTGAATATGTTTCCAAATCCCATCCATCAAGTTTGAACGATGTTCCATGTCTATCGATGGATTCAGTTGATATCACAAATTGTGCAGTTCTTTCCGCTTCATTAATTCCACGTACTTCTGCAAGTCTTTCTATTTTATTCATTATTATTTTCTTTTTTATAATATTCTTTCATATCCTCAATAGGGATTCTATTGATTTGAACATAGCGATCATCACCACCTTCAATTGGATTTCTGTCTTCCAATTCAAGAACATCATTTATACTATAAGCACCAATGTCAGTCATCAATCTATAATATTCACCTTTTGTCTTGACATCAGTTCGCAATAAACGATCAACATTGTGTTTGAAATAATGATCTACCTTTTCATTTTGTTTTAGAAGTTTACGTCTATATTCTTGCTCTATTTTTTCAATCCAAGTTCCAATTGAATAAGTAACAAATTCAATTGATTGGTGTTCAATGTTTGAAAAAGTTGAATTTTCCATCTCATTAATCATGTGAGATGGTATTCCAAGAATAGTTGCAATCTCATTTTTTTGGAATTTACGTGTTTCTATAAATTGGGCATCTTCAGGTGGTAAACCGATACGATGATATTTTGAACCAGCATCCAAGATTGCAGTTCCACGTGTACCATTTGCACCATAATTTGATTGCCATTGTTGATTTATAGCATCTTTTGTTTCAGGTTTCAAAACACCTTGATATTCAATATATCCATCAATCCTTGTTCCTTTGTTATAAAAGTCTGCACCATAATCTTGTGCTGCAATTGATAACCCAAGATTTTGTTTGTGCGCTTGTATTGCACTTAAACCAATGACTGGATCAACACCGAACCCACGTAAATTGATAATGTCCGCATCTTTTACAAGCAAAGATTCCCCTTTGTTTGACGCTTCTTTTATTTCAACTTTCCAATAAATTTCATCATCATACTTTAATGGTTCACAAATTTCACGTGATACATTGACCAATGATGTTGGTGTACCAAACTGATCACGTTCAATAATGGCTAACCCATTCCCATGATTGATTGCTGATGTGATTAATATTTGTGTGAAATCAAATGATATTGATTCATAATTTGCTTCAGCATTTAATAAATATTCAGTTGGATGTGATACTTGTTCACGCTTTCCATTTGATTTTTTAAACACATCAACTGGAAGCATTGCAACTGATTCCGAGATTCTTCGCACACCAGCCCAATATGCAGAAAGTCCCATTGCAGTTTTTTCGGTGACTGGTGTTCTTCCAACCATTCCACCAAAAGTTGCATTTAAGAAACCTTTTTTTTCTGATAAGACTGGATTTATTCTTTTGATTTCAAATCCAAATAAATTCACTAATGCAAAAATGAAACATTAGTTTTTAATTAAAATGTAATATTTTTAACTAAAAAATCCCTACACTTGTATAGAATGCAGGGATTTTTAAATGAAATTTAATACAAGTTATAAATGTAAAATGCAAATATATTATTTTTTTTTATGATTTATTGATTGAAGTGCTTTAAATGATTGATAATTTCGATGTGGTTTATATTCAGGTAAATATTTATTTATTTCTTGAACGCACAAATCATATGCCATTTTTCTAATTTTAACTTTCTTTAAATGCTTATGAAATAAATCATCAATTCCTTTTGTAACTGCAATAATTATTTCTTCAGGAATTTCAATTTCACGATTGTTTTTATTTGATAGTATCACACGATAAGAATCAAAGTCTTTGTAGTGTTTAAAATGTGGTGCATAATTATGAACTAAATCAAGTGCAATATCATAAGCATCTTCAGGTGAATGATGTCGAAGCATTTCAAGAAACAAGAAATCAAAGTTCCTTTTATTGTTCAGTACATCATATATTTTTTTTGGTATTTTCATATTATATATAAATCACCTTGTTCTAAATAAGATTTATTTGAATCAGGTTTGTCAAGCCATAAACCAAATGCCATAATGTTTGAAATCAATCCATCAATTTTTTTGTTTGGTGAACGTGTGTCTTTTTCAAGTTTTATGTTTCCAGCTGGATCAGACTTCACCGATGCGTTGCCAACCATCCAACGCAAAACTGGATTGTTGCCATGATTAAATTTTTTACTTTCAACCGCTGCCTGAAGTTCTTTGGTTGGTGCATTCATAGATTTAAACCCTTGTCGAAACTCAATCAAATCAAATCCTTCTTCATATAACTTTGGTGCAATGTGATGTGAATTCCAATTGTCATATGCAATGGATTGTATATCATATAACTTATTAAGTTGACCAAGTTTGTAAATGATAAAATCATAGTCAATCACGTTCCCACTTGTTTCTTCAATGTAATCATCACGAACCCATTCACGATAATTAATATTTTTTTTGTCAGCTGATTGTGTTCCTTTATCTTCAGGAAGCCAAAACCAATTTTTAGAATAATACTTTTCATCTATTTTCCAAACCAAACTAAATGCAGTGATGTCACTTCGTGATGATAAATCTAGTCCACCATAACAAGGATAGTCACGCAACATCTCATCATCAAAATCCCAATGTGATTTGGTCCATACCTCGTCATTAATCCATCCATCCTTTGATTGTGTCCAAACATTTAGATAGTATCTTTTAAATGAGTTCAAACTTGCTGCACTCACCATTGCTTTGTTTGCTTCCTTTTCATAGGCACGTTTGCCAATTGATATGTTGTAGTTTGGATTTGCTTTTTTCCAAGTACGTTCATCAAATGGATCATCTTCTTTGTCTGCTCCATAAATACAAACAAGTTGTGATTCATCTTCAATTAATCCCTTTGCAATGTCAATGGCTTGTTCATGTCTTTGGTATCCAATACCATATAAATCTGAACCAGCAGTTGTGATAATAAACGACAAAGGTTGTTTTCTTGCCCCTTGTGATTTTTCAACCATTTCTAAAACTTCATTATTTTTATGAACGTGTAACTCATCAATGATTGCCAGTTGTGGATTTATACCATCCTCTCCCCCAGCTTCTTTTGAAAGTATTTGATAAGTTTTCAGACCACCTATGTGATCAGGTGCAGTGATTGAGTTTCGATAAATACTACACTTTGATTTTAATCTTGGACTTTTTTGTATTACTTGCTTCGTTGCATCAAACACAAGACCAGCTTGTTTTCTTCCCCAAGCCACTCCAACAATTTCTGAACCCCCTTCACGTTCTATATCAATAAACACACACGCAATGGATGCAGCCAAAAATGACTTACCTGATTTCTTTGGAATCTCAATGTATGCACTTGTGTATTTTCGAAGTCCAGTTTCTTTGTGTTTCCAGCCAAACAAAGGTTTTATAATATCATCCTTTTGCCATTGCTCCAAAATAAATGGCTCACCAGCTTTGTCACCCTTTACGTGCTTTACATTTCCCTCAATATATTGGACCACAATATTTGCAGTCTTTTCATCAAAGTAATATTTGTTAAGGTCGATATTTTTGAAGTTTGTTTTATATGCCATCAGAATATATGTCTTTATCTTCTTCAGGTTTTTGTTGCAACTGGATTCTTGTTCTTGCCGATGGACTAAATCCAAACTCTTGTGACAATCTTAAAAAGTCCTTTCTTAATTTATTCAGTTCCATATATAATGGATCAATTTTTTTTGCACCCTTGTCATCAATGTAAAACCTTCCTTTTGTGTTTTTTTTTAACCATTCTAATTCAGAATAAACATAGCAATATTCCTTAAACAAAGTCAAATCAATAAATGATATGTATCCATACAATTTTTGTGACTGCATCAGTTGTTGTGTCCACATTTTTTTTGCAACATCATTCAAATCTTCAGGTGGTGATGGCACTTCGTTGTGAACCCATTGCAAAGCATTCGTATCTGCAATAGGATCATTTGCACGTGTCACGTTTATTGTGCCTTTTGCCTTCAGCACTGCAATTGGTTGTGGAGTTGGTCCTTTCCTACCCATCCCCTAACTTGTAAATGTGAAAAAAAGAC